TTGAAGTTTGCGGCTACTGCATCAACGGCTTGCATGGTCTCCTTGAAGTCATGTCCCCAAGTGTCTGCGATGGCGGTTATGTATGTGCGTAGGTTGACAAGTTCCTCGCCTGTCACTCCTGCAAATTCCCTCGTCAGCCTTGTGGCTTCCACAAGTCCTGCATTGTAGTCATACCATGCCTTCAACCCGAATCCAGCACCAGCAATTCCTGCCATCGCAAGGAATACAGGGTTCTTGAGCAATCCCATGAGGGTTGAGCCAAGTGCAGAGAATCCAGCAGACAAACCGCCAATGATGGTTGTCGTGCCTCCAGCATTAGCACCAAGAGCCATGAGAGAAGAACCGACTTGTCCGTTTAGTCCTATTATGCTCGTCAGTTGTGTGGATAAGCCTCCGAATGCCTTCTGCATATCGTTGTAGTAATTACCTACGTTAAGCTGGTGCTTGCCTGTGGCTTCCTGCAACCGCTTCATCTCTTCGTAAATCTTCTTTGTCTCTCTCTCAAGTTTCTGCCCTTCCTGTGTGTTCTTGCGCATTTCTGCGCTCATCTGGTTAAGCCGAATCTTATTGATGCTATACTGCGCAGATAACTCGTTATAAGAGCCTTTAGCACTATTGGCAAGTTGGGTCTGCAACTTGGTCATCTTGTTGGCTTCCTGCGTTGCCTGTCTCAATCTTATGAGTTCCTTGTTTGTGCCGTCTTCAGCATTAGCCAAGTCCTTGTGCGCCTTGCGCAGTTTCTCTGCCTCGCTCGCTGCTTCCCTCGTTGCCTGTCTGCCCTGCTCGGTGGCAGAGTTGACATTCTTCAGCGAGTTGGACAATTGTTGCGCCTCTTGCTTCACACTTGCGATGCTTGCAGAGTATTGTGCGGACAAGTCCTGAAGTTGCTTGATAAGGTCGGTTATCGCACTATCAGGCTGAACAAGGTCGGAATATTTGATTGGGTTGTCCATCTTGTTAGGTGGTGTTATTTCATTTTAACTTTGTTCTGCTTCATCATCTCTTTGATGTAGTCAAAAGCAGAGTAATATTCGGTCACGGTGTATTCTTTGGGAGATACGTTCAAGTTGCTTGATATTATATGACACATTCGGTCAAATTGCTTGTCGTAACGAACCTCCAGGGATTCACTACCTCCGAACACGTTAGGCTTGTTGTAGGTAAGCAATTCCATCGTGATGCGGTCAAGTGTCTCGTCATGCTTCTTGTCCTCTCCGTTAACGATGCCGTCAAGAACTGCGATGATTCGCTTGTGAACGAGGTCGTAGTATTCTTTGACAGATGCATCGTCGAACATGGCTGGGAAGTATAGGAGTAGGTCATCTTCTATTTTTTTTTTAACATCCTCAATCTCCTTGTTGAGGACATCAATGGGTGTGTCTGATAACTTTTCAACGACATTCTTCAGTCCGTCATCCGTGAGGTCATCGCATTCCTTGCCGTCTATCTCCTTGACAAGTGCAGCGAATGCAAGGTATTTCGGGGATAACCCTTGAAACACGAAGAAGAAGTTAGTGCGTAGGTTCTCTATCTCCAGCATCGCATGGTCGTTCTCCTTCTGCCTCACAAATGCCTTGATGCGCTCAAGGTGGCGGTCTATGTCGTTCAAGTCTGAACCTATGCCCGAATCAACGAGCATCATCTTGTTGAACTTGTGAAACCGCTTCATCGGGAGTTCATCTATGGAATCGTAAAGCACGATGCTATGCTTACCCAGCTTTGTCTGTCTCATAATAATTTCTTTGTGAAAATGGTTGTAATAAATGGATATAGAAGGAAGGATGTGTCCATCAGGGCAATTGCGAAGATGATGCACACAACGAGATTAGTCCACCATGATAGGCAGAACCAGCAATTAGCCATCTTGGCAATAAGGTCGCTTCCGTGGATCTGGAGATATTCAACCGCACCCCACTTGTTTGCAAGGTTCAGAATGAATGCGCAGACGGCTGAAATGATGACTATATATGTAAGTATCCCCATCATGATAATGTCTCGCACTCCGTTGCGATGCTTATTTCTCCCTCAAACCTCCAACCGCAGTAAGGCTGCATGAGGAACTGGTTGTCTATCTCGTCAAGTGTAAATCCCTTGAACACGTTCTCTGCCTTCTCATAGATGCGGTTAAGTCTGAAGTGTCCGTGTCGCATCCATATATGGTCATTCATGCATTGCAGTATTTCCTGCTTCAGAGCCTCTGTGTTGCGTTCTTCGTAAGCGGATGGTAGGTTGCGAAGGTCACACCACACAATCAGCGAGAAGGGCGCATGGATGTGTGTGCGGTCTCCTACATCGTGACTTAACTCTTGCGGTTCATCAAGCACGAAGAAGGAATAATTACCAAGATTGGTTGCATCTGGTGTTATGTCCTCATACTCGTTTCCACCGACAAAGACATTCGGGGTGTAGTATTTGCGACCATTCACAACCTTGACAAGCCGTTCTGCCTTTCCGAAGATGTGGTCAAGCCATAGCAGATGCTCTCCCATGCCTAACTGCATCCCTGCGAATGCCTTGTCAAAGAGCTTTGGATTCTGTTTGATTGGTATTCTTTCCATAATTGCCTTTATTTGTCGTTTTAAAGGGTATTCCTTGCGATTTCAAGGAGGTCGGGGTAAATGTATTCATGGCTGACAAAAGCCTTGTTTTCGGGCGTTAAGCCGAATATCTCCCAACCATAGTAAAAAGTAAGCAAGCCTTCCTTCCAGTCGTTGGATTCTATGATGAAGCCGTCATCAATGAACTTGATGAAGAATCCTCGATAAAAGTCTCCTTCATCCCTCAAGGTCACCCTGTCATATGGCTGGTTCTTTATCTGCTTTATCTTGATAGTTGCGGGAGAGTAGGGCATATAACTTGCAATGGAACGACCAAGCGAATCAATGCCCTTGTCGTAGAGTTGTTCCTGTGAGTTTATATCCACGATTTCAGCCTCATACCTCTGGACTATCTCCTTGATATAAGTGCCGTCAGTAAGGCTCTTGTTGAAGTTCTCAACCTTCGCAAGCAATATGTCTATCGGATTAGCCATTACACCGTTCTGTATCTAACTCCATGATTGTTGCAAGTGAGGCATATGCGGTCAATGCCCTTCGTGTCAATTTCTATTGCCTGGTATGCCTTTTCAAGCTCCACACCCAAGCCAGTCTTGCGACCTTGTGGGTTGCCGTCAAGTTCGTAGAGGATATCCATACGGTTGACATTGCTCTGGTTGCGGTTTACCCTCACATCGGGATTCATTGCCATCGTGCGCAGTACATTGTAGGCTATCTGCTTCGCAAGCACGTTCGCAAAGTCAAGCCTCTGCGTATAGATGAAGTGAGAGAGGTCGCATCCTACGGATATCTCAAAGTTGATGCCGTAGTTCTGCGTGTTGGTGTAGTGCATATCCTGTACATCCCACATCTCTGGGAACTGCGCAAAGGTGGTCGGTGCTTCAACCGTGAAGGGAGAAATCTGCAAGTATTTCGTTATTTCTCGCCATGCCTCTATGTTCCCTATGTTGCACGTTCCGCATGGCTCTCTGCTCCAGTCCTTGGACACGTTTATTGCCTCCATGCCCTGCGGAAGGTCATCCTGGTTATATACAAGATACCAGCTTCCTCCGTCATCATGGTTGCTTCCAAGATAAGGGATATATAGGTCTTCAGGATAGAACCATTGGAAGCCTCCCTTCTGGTTGGTGTAGTTGCATTCAAAGGTATATATTGGGTCTACCTCGGAAGAGTGGAAGACATACATCGTGACGATGCCTGTGCCTCCACGCATCTGCAAGCCGACACGTTCTATCTTGGTAGTGACACCAAGCGAACGGACAGGCACAATCTCCATGCCGGCAATGCGGTGGTTGTTGGCGAGTGTTGCAGTCAGTCTCCCTGCTCCGTCAAACATTGCCCTCTTCTCAAGGATATTCTTGCTTTCCCCTGCTATTGACTTGTCAGCAGAGAATTTCTGCACCATCTGCTGGATTCCCTTCTCCGTCACGACATCAAGATATTCACGGATGTAGTCATACATTTTCCAATAGGTGGAAGAATAAGAAGGCTTCTCGCCTGAAGGAGCATCCTGCACACATAACCACACCTTGCCGTCATAACGGACAATATTGCCCGATTCGTAGGCTTCTGCCTCCACATACTCGTCAAAGGTCATGAAGAAGTTTTCGGGCATGGTTGAACGAATGTTGTCAATAGTGACAAGCGGATGCACATCGTTGACCAAGACACCGCTCTCGCCATCTCTGCCCCATTCTCCCTGCCAGCCGTATGGCTTTTCCCATCCGACCAATCCCTTGAGCTCGTTCTTTAGGTTGTCTATCTGTAACATATATTTTTAGAAAAAATTAAAGGGAAAGGGAATCATTCCCCTTCCCTCAAGTGAAACCTAATTGTGAATTAACCGAAATCGTTATTAAAATCGTCATTCACATCCCTGTCATCAGGGAGTCTGAAAGTCGGCTGCGTTAACCACATAGACAGGGTTAGCGAGCGGATTGTTAGCACCAGGACTTGCGATGCCAGCCTTGATGATTGGATTGGCAACAGTAGAAGGAGCAGAGTTGTAAGCTACCACGAAGGCAACATCAACAGAGAAGCCGAAGTATTCCTTAACTGCGCAAGTGAGGTCTGCGGTTGCATCCCCTGCGATTGCGCTCTGGTCTCCAACTGCGGTGTAGTAGTGAGAACCTACAGGAAGGTCAATGTAAGGCAGACGGACAACATCCCATTCGTGGAAGTTGGCACGAGTTCTGCGGAGAGCCTCACGGTCTACTCTTGTAAGCACACCCACGTTGCCGTCTTCAACTGCATAGAATGAAGCATAATCGCCAGTTGCATTTGACAATTGAGTAGTGAAGTGGAGCACCTTGCCGTCATACTCAAGCTGCTTGTTCACATCGTTGTAAAGTCCGTGTTCAGCGAGCTTGCGAAGGAGAGAATCTGCGCCAGCATTACCCACGATGTGGATTTGACCAGGATATGCGTTGGCACGCATCATCGGGTTGATGTCTCCCATGATGTCCTGTGCAAGTTGAGTAGGAACTTTTACCACGTTGCTTGTAACGGTGTAGTTCAGAGAATCAGCGAAGACTTGTGTCTTTCCTGCCTCAAGTGCTGCAATTGCAGCGGTGTCAAGTGCAGTTGCCATTGCACGGCTTATCTTCTCCATCTTGCGTGCAAAGTCATGGTCGTAGCTGATTTCGTTGTTCATGTAGGCAGCAGGAACCATTGTGAAGCCTACGGAGTAGGTTGTCCAGCTTACGGTGTAGAGTGCAGAAGTGTTCTCTGCATCTGCAATTGTGCATGAACGAGTGTTTGCTACGGTTACCGTTCCGTCATAGTTGATGACTGGCACTTGTACGGTGTTTCCGATAGAGGCGAATGCCCTGTCTCGGAGTTCAGGAGAGATGATAGAGTTGGCTGCATTTGTCTGCGATGCGAAAAAGTCAAGCGCACCATATTCCAGAGGGCGAGCCATATTCTTATCCAGTGCAGGATTCTCAATTCTCCAGTTTTGAAGTTTGGTTGCTAATAAGCTCATAATTAAAAATGGGTTTTAAGTTGGTTGATAGAATTGTTAAGAATAATAAGCCTTACCCTCTGACTTTTCGGTGTGTCATTGCATCGGTAATGATGCGACATTATTTTGTTTCCATGCTTCCGTCATGGCGGTCTCAAATTGTTGAGAACCCTTCGTCATACCTTGAGAAAGTAACTGATTCGTGATGATGTCGTAAGCCTCCGTGCGAGTCCTTGCGCCCGATATGTCAACGGCTGGAGAGCCTCCGTCTGCTTGTTGCCTCGGTGGTTGCGTTCCTGTGCCGTCTTGCCTCAACCCTTCATCAAGCACTCCCATCTGCTTCAATTCCTTCTGCAAGAGATCGCTTGCGGTGTATGGGTTAAGCTGGTTCTCTGGATTACGCATGATTGCTCCGTTACCATCCTTGAAGGCGAGTACCTTGCCACCATTGCCGTTGTCTATGAATTCGGGGTTCATGCCCTTTATCTTCGCAACTGCGTTCTGCATGATGACATCAGTAACTGAAGCAGGGAAGCCAGCCTTGAACTTGATGCCTTGCTTTGCGCCCTGTATCTCGCTCTCTACCTTCAAGCCGAAGAGTTCTGCCGTATGTTTGGCTTCGCTTGCATCATATTGGCTCTTAAGGTCGGTAAATTGTTTCGTTACCGATGCGAGGTCTTTCTGCGCCTGTGTCAATGCTTTCTTCGTCTCGGCATCTGCGCTTCCGTCTGCGATGGCTTTCTCAAGCCTTGCCTTCTCCTTCGTCAGCTCCTGCACTTGGCGGTCGGCATCCTTCCCTTTGGTTACCAGTTCGCCAAGCACCCTGTCAAGGTAGTTGTAGGTCTTTTCATCTCCGTTCCTTGCAATACCAGAAGCCTTTGCGATATTCTCGTCAAAGGTGCGGTATACCTCTCCGAAGCGGTTACCTATAACGGTGTTCTCATCATTCTGCGATAATGTCACAATTGCATTTATCTGCTCTTCAGATAAATTTGTCAATACCGCATTAGCGGTCAGTAGTTCCTTTGTCAGCATCTGTCTTACCCTTTGATTTTTTGCTTAACTTGGCAATCTCGGCAGCGACTGCCTTCTCAACTGCCTTTTCAAACTCTTTGGCTTTCTGCGCTTCGCTTCTGTCACGCACGGCTTTCATCTTCGCCTGTATCTGCCTCTTCTCCTCTTCCTTCTGCTTGAGGTATTCGGTAGGGTCATGCAGAATCACGAAAGTATAGCCTTGTAGTGACAAGTGCCGTTGCATCACGTTCTCAAAGATTTTCTTGTCAAACTTTTGAATGAACGGCTTTGATAGTCTCCTGCCGTCAGTAGGGGAGAAGCTCACAATCTCCATCTTCACATGGTAGTCTCCTTCCTCTCCATCTGGCACGATGTAGTTCTGCGGTGTGACATCCATCACAGGCACATCCTTCATCCGACCGTCATCTAACTTGATTAGCATGGTTGTTATTGATTTTGTTGAATATTAGGCTCGCTTTCAGTAGGTCTGTCATCCTCTGCATACTCCTTCAGCTTGCCGTTGATTATCTCTATCTTCTTGTCGTAGGGGATTGCGCTCCCAAACTCAAGAATGTTGGTGTTTTCACGTTCAAACCTACGGATGTAGGTGTTGAAGTTCAGCTTCAGCCTCAACTCGTCAGGTGTTATGGTGCCCTTGTCAAGCAATGTGA